CAAAAACGCTTGCTCAATGTTGAGCTGAGCGTTTTTGGATGATAGTGAAAGGGCTGTAAGAGCCAGCACTGCGAGCTTAACAATCTGGTAGTTGGACACGGGGAGTACGGTTGAATCAGAAACAATGTAGCTGTAGGTCGGAAGAGTAAGGCCATCCCTAACACCGTAACGCAACGAAGATAGCAAGAGTCTCTTCTTGGTGATCAGCAAATCCTGAGCCTTGTTCACCAAGTCAAACAACTTCCCGTCTTCGAGCTTGATACCAAACTCCAGATCCAAGCCGAGTTTAGACCGAACATAACCCATGGTATTAGTTGCTTGAGTAGATAGTTTTGCTTGGTACACAAGACGCCGGGCCTCTTCGACCGCCATATCGGTTTTGTATGCTAAATGCTCAACCGCCTTGGCTTGAAGTGCAGAAGCCATATCAATCTGATTGTTTTCCTCACGATACAACGCAAGAACCATTAACTTGAGCGCCTCAAGATCCGAAATAATAAGTTCGTCCGAATCGTTTACGACGTCGACCATCCTCTTCTTGCCTGTAACAACAATGCTCGAGGGCATTGGGCTAACAGAGGAATCGATCCTAAATTGAATTACATTGGCAACAGAACCAATCGGCACAAAGTTCAATGGAACTAGCTCGCCGCTATCGTGTATAAAGACGTAAGCGTTATCGCAGAGAAGTATGTTGCCCGAGGGTAGGTTTGTATTTGTATTTTTCTCTACCCGAACAATTGATTCTAACTGATGTGGCAAAGTAATAATATCGGTGACCACATCAACTTTATACTTAGCCAGAGTACCCAACCACGCGCGAATTGCGTGTAGCCGGCGTTGAGCCTGGTTAACTCGCTGAACTACGCGAACGTCGGTCGAAGGAACTCCGTTATCAACGACGCGCGCTATCTCAGATTTGATTTCGCCAAAGGTCATTAGGTGTTCGGATAGAAAGGAATCTTCCTAATCGTTCCGTTAATTGTTACCTGAAGATAGCCGACGGGAGTTGCTGGGAGGGCTGCCGCACCACCAGCAGAAACACTTGTTGTGGCGGTGGTCGCATTAGGCATCTCAATACTCCCAACCGTTAATACTCCTGCCGTTGTAATATTGGCGGCGGTTAACAAACCCGCGGACGAGATTGAAGCAGTCGCGCCAAGGGTAAGAGATCCTCCTGTGATTGCCCCCGTCCCGACATTAATGGCTGTGGCTGAAAGCGTGCCGCCAGAGGTAGAAATGTTCCCAGACGCCGAAATTCCACCAGCAGTGATGGTTAAGCTTCCGCTCGACATACTAATATTGCTGGTCGTAGAAATACCGCCCGTGATTGGTATAATTCCGAGTGAACCGGAAGGGTGAAGAAGTGCGGGGGTTGTTACGGAGACGCTTGATTTAATGGTCCCAACAACATCTAGCTTAGCGGTCGGAAGTTCCGTTCCAATGCCAACCAGACCCATGAACGACCCAGCGCTGTCGATAGAGAGCGTAGAACCTAGCAACCGAACATTGCCACCAGATACGCTAAACCCCCCAGTAAATGTGTTTTGAGAGCTGATCGGGATCCAGCCACCGTTAAAGACCTTAAGAGTGGGATTAGTAGTGGAAGAATCTAGCCAGATCTTAGACTGATCGTTGGGCGCGGTTGTGCTAAGCACAAACACGCTGGCGTCAGAAACGGGGACAGAAAGGTTTTCGGCAAACAGAGACAGCAACTCTTGTGGGGTTGCGTACTTTGTACCGGCTGGAAGTGTTGATGCTAATAAAGCCATATGTTTTTCTCCTTAACTGCTTCTTACTGTCCCCAAGAATTGACCTCCTCCGGTCAAAGTATAAGTATTCCCGTTTGTAACAATTACAGAGGCGCTGTACGGATTTGCTGCGTGTACTGCAGCCGCCCCGAGATTTCCTGCGTTTGCAGATCCGTAACCCCCGTACAAATAAGTTCCGGGCGTAGGACTTCCGTAACCCCCATACGTAACTTCGCCGGGGTTAATACCGGCGCCACCGCCGGCAGAATACTTATGATCTCGGTCGCGATTCATCGCAATTCGAATACTTCCCTGCCCCCCAGAGCCAATAATACCGTTATTTACAATATCGAGATTGGTCAAAAGCTGAATTGCGGGTCCGCCAATTGGAACGTTGTTACAGCCGTAACAGTCGCAACAAGGAGGGTTTTCAATTTGCCCTTGCCCACCTTTACCCGCGATGACGCCATTAGCGGGATTGCTTGAGTTTCCACCGCTTATGCCAGGCAAAATAAGTTTTAATTTAGACCCTGTAGGCCAAGTGCCCGTGGTAAGAGAAAATGAACTGGTTGAAGTGCTTCCAATGTTCCCAAGAACCGTAAAATCAACATTAGCCGGACCCCCAATGTAAGGGTAAACAGCTTGAAATTGATCTCGTAGATTTACATTATAGCTGTTTGTGTTGGCGGCCCCAATAGTCATTGGGAGTGTTGAGTTCTCAACGATGCTAATAATCATAATATTAGCTCGTGTAGCCGAAAGAGATAGTTGTGTTAGCGACAGTGCCGGCGAGGTTTGAGAATGTTGCGGTAACGCTTGTGTTAGCCGGGATCACGGTGCCGTTAGCGAGTGCCGGCGTAAGTGTGACTGTGGCCGAGCCAGAACCAAAGGACGTGGTGACGGCGGTGTTTACGGTCATAGCGTGAGTAGTCCTAAACAAGACAACGACCTGCCCGCTTATGGGTTGGTAAATGTTGGCGCTCACCTGTTGACGTAGGCTGGTCGAGCCCGCAACAGTAATAAGCCCTTGGGCGTTTACTGTGAATGTCGGAACCGCGCTGTTGGAGCCGTAAGATCCGGCAATAAGCCCAGAGCGATTCTCGAGGTTTTCAGGGAGAATTGTACCCAGCGCTATCTTAGAACCAATGATGTTTCGACCCTCAATTTTGTCGGTTGTAACAGAGTTATCAGCCAGTTGAAATGAAGAGACCGATCCGCTTGTAAGAATATTCCCCCGAAGCTCGGAAATAGCTATTTGTTTGGTTACCGAGGAATTTACAACCGGGATTACGTCCGTGCTACTTAAAGTCCCTGAAAAGGATTGAAGGTCTGTGATTTTAGGCATAGCGGAATGTCCTATTCTGGCGTACTGTCTGCCTTATGTCAATAATGGAGTATCGTCTTGAGTTGTAATAGGTTCGCCAAATAACGTCGAACCTCCCGAAAGGGTTAAAGTGCCGGGCTCGGTAGTCAGCTCTTCGGAAAAGACCGAGCCGCATACTTCCGAATAGTGGAGGAACAAAGACGGTTCAACGGCGTCGAGTTGTTGCCATTGTGTTTTGCTAATTTCGTTACTCATTAAGCATTTCCTCCAACCTGCTCGACTAATGTCTGGCAGTGTAAAAACATCTTTTGAAGTGTGGCTGAGCCTGTCCACACAATACGGCCTTGAAAGTCATACCCGTGTGAAAACATTCGATTTGTCAACGGATCGGCTTGCTCGCGAGGATTCATAAGTCGAATCTGAGGGGCAAATTGAGGTTTAAGATTTGAAAGAGTCGGCAGGAAACCAGTCGTATCTAAAACATCGGGTGTGGAAGCGGTTTGATTAAAGCCGTACGGCGTTACACTAACAGAATAAGTTGAGCCTGGCAGCGTACTTGGATACGAGATTTTAAGGTAAAGGTAATTGCCTTCGGGCCTAAACAGGTTAAAGAATCTCGAAGATGTCCTCGCTGCTGGGATAACAACGTTTACAGTTCTAAAAGCATTATAAAAAGCCGAATGCTGCGTTGAGCCGCTCACCAATGCCGAGACTTGAGACGGTTTTAGCGGTGACACAAGATAAGACACGCCGACTTGATATGGGGCCGCGCCCGTACCTGGAAAGGTTTCCCCTGTTTGGAAATCAACACGAATACCTAAACCTCGAGTATTCCGAATAGAATATTTAGTAAGGTCAACTTTATGTATTACATCTGACAGACTCTGAAGCTGGGAGGGCGTAAGCGACGAGGTAAGGTTTGACTGGGTAACTGCATCGCCGTCTAAGGCGCGAATTGAAATCGATGTTTCGGGCAACATGTAGAAGTTGTCCCAATAAATCCAGCTGGGGTACTGGTCGGGCTTGTAGTAAACCTCGACATCAGTTTGATTTAAAAGATTTGAGAACCAGAAGTCGGCACGAATAATCTTCTTTAACTCGTACATAGAGCGAAAAGAATACGCGGATGTTTCAACCTCTGCCCTGATTGGTACAGAGCCAGAAGAGCTGCCAGTGATTGCCAATGAATAGGAAGAAGAATTGCCTGAGGGCATTGTCCCGTTCGCCGCAACGTGTACGTATAGAAAGCCTGTTGTCTTTACGGGGCCAAGATCTATGTCCACTGAGGCTTTTCCTAGCGCGGCCGTATCAAGTATAACTGTTTTACTTCTAATAAACGGAGCGATCTCTGGATTGGAAAAAATAGTAGCTACTGGTACGTCCAACGGGCTCACGACATAAGAGAGAGTAATTCCTTGGGTGCCCATGCCAGTAGAGGTCCAAGTTGTGTTTTCAGATTCATTTAGCGTGTTAAGGGTAAGGTTAATGCTTTCCGGACCCAATGGGGCAATGGTAGACAAGTTGAATTGGGCGGCCTGTCGGCTGCCTAGCAAAACATTGCTTTCGTAGGTGCCGGAAAGAAAACCGGTCGCAAAAGTAAGTTCGCTACCCGCAATAGGACGGTCTTCAGAAGCCTTTGAATCAATTTCCCATAACCCGTTTAAATTACAACTTACCCCAAGGATAAATGCCTTGTTTCTTCGCCCAAAGTCGCCTGCGAGAACTTGAAGCATATCCAAACCAGTCCAGATGCCATCGTAAGCCGCCGCCGTTTTCCCAAGACTTCCTGTCATAGAATTAAAGTCGAGGCTGATCAGAGCCTTGTATACTTTCTTGGACTTGCTGTTAATTGTCTGCGGTTGGTACTCCTGAGGTAAGGCAGTCATAAGAACACGACCGCGGTCTGTATAAGCAAGACTCACGTCCTGCAAAAGATGAATAGGTTCTTGGTTTAGAATACTGTTCATCTCGGCGCTCATCGCGGTATTTCCATACGACTCCATTTCCGCTGTTGCGTTCTTGTACGTGCGAAGGCCGTCGTTAGACCGGAAGAATAAATCTCCATTCACCTGCGCGAAGGCGTCCGGACCAACAGCCCCAATATTGGTATAAAGAACTGTCTGAAAGCTAGAAGTAGTGCCCCATTGCGATCTGGGGGCTGTCACAGCAAAAGTAGCGGCGCCAAACTCGCAAAACACAAACAACTGCCCCTGCCCTGCTGTTGTATTTTGAGTGGGCACGAACTGCATCCCGGTGATTCTCCCCATGAACGAAGGCATAAGAAGACTTCCGCCTTCATTGAGATAAGTGTTTTCGGTATTAAAGAGCACCGAAGATCTGGGGTCGGAAAGAGGATAGTTGGTGTTGCCGAGAGTTGTGGTCCCCGCTTTAACGTTTACGTGGGAGCCGACGAGGTCGAGCGCCTGGATTTCAAAACGGTTTTTGTTTGCTATAAATAGTCTCCCCTGTCCGTAAGCCATAATTGAACCAGTAGGTACTTCAGAAGGGTTTTCGAGAATTGCATAAGCTCTAGCGCCCGAACTGCCACCACCAGAGAAAGTAACCGCGGGCGCAGAAGTATAACCAGCCCCAGCATCTGTTATGGTGATTGATTCAATCTGACCGCTTGTGGCGTTAAAAACAGCGCTCGCCGTAGCTTGGGTTCCGCCTGTAGTTGGAGCTGCAATAGTTACCGTAGGGGCCGAAGTGTACCCGTAGCTTCGATCTGTAAGTAAAATAGAAGCAACTGCTCCGCTTCCCGTCCCCATCGAAATAGCTGGATTAGCTGTTGTGTAAGAACGGCGAATGTTCTGGCCGTCAAAGATAAACGGAGCGTTGGTGCCGTCTTGTATGATCAAGTACTTTTCTGCCTGACAAAAGTAATGTCGATTAGTTGCGTGGTTGCGATCCGGCCAGGGTCTTGTGGAGAGAGTTGTGTCCCGGCTGAACCGCAAAGCTAACTCAGCATTTGTTGGGCCTACAACGTAGGCTTTTGCATTTTTACTAAAGCCAGAGCCACCGTTAGATACGGAAACGTAATCAAGAGCGCCAGAAGTCGTTGTTGCGGTCGCGGTAAAACCCGACCCTGTTCTGCCAAGAAGCAACCCGGTAGGCAAAGAATCTTCAATTATAACCTTGGAACTATTTGTTAGCCCTGAGCCAGGAGTTGCCTTCCCAGCACCCGCAACGCGCAAAGTATAATATGTAGTGTCCATGAACTTCGGAAGATTTACGTAACCCAAAGAAGAATTTGAAATTGAATAACTTGCGTTAGAAGTGCCCAAGGTAGAAGAAGCTGTGGCCGTGTAAGTAAATGTTTTTAATGTTGGAGTAGAAGCGACTAAAGCGTCTGTAACAATTAAATGCGTTCTTGAGACGGGAGCTTGAACCGTGACGCGATCGCCGGGACTTAACTGATGTGGCACGGATGTTGTAACGGTGGCTACTGTGCCGGCACAGTCGATTTTGACTACAGTCTTGGCAGACACTGTTGTCCCACTCGTACCATTTAATCGAATTATCTTCTTTGTTTGGGGATCAATTCTAAAGATCCATCCGCTTACAACGGCGATAATATAAGTTTTACCCTTTCCGGAGGCCCCCAAATCGGAAGCCTCGTCCCTATTGGCGGGTTGCGTAAACAAAGTAGCCCCTTGAAAATCTCCTAATTGAAAAGCTGCAAGAGCATCTGGGTCTTCGGCGTCTGACTGCAAATCAAGCTGAACAAACCCAGGTCGAGTTTTTATTGATCCCCCTCTAGCTGTTACATTGACCCCCAGGGCATAGCTTTTTTCGCTAATAAGACCGGGTTGCCTGGAAGAATCCATGCCACTAGGCAGTCCGTTAAAACCTGCTACCTGACGTCCTGCATCTTCTATGGCCATATGGTTATTTTCTCAGAAATGAAAGACGTTTCAACCTTTGGACCGTAAAACTTCCCAGTTATCTCGCCAGGCTGAATTAGCCGCGAAATAGATAGATTTTGTCTTGGGTAGCTTTGCCCGCGGGATTACAAACACGGCATCCTGCGGAATGTGGTAAAAGATAAAGATATCGCAATCAGTTTTGTTGTAGATCGTCTTTAACTTGTTGGTTTTAAGGAGAGCTCCGTATCCGTACCCAGGACCTTTTACAGCCAGGAATTTAAGCTTGTTTCGAGTTTTGGTGTCCGAAGCGCCTGCCGTGGTCTTAACCTGGACTCTTTTAAGTTTGCCTCTCCAGTCAGTTATTAAATCGTACCCTTCGTCAATTACAGGTGTGCAAACCAAAAACCCCTGCTCCAAGAGCTTTGCGGCCACTCTTTGAACGCCAATAGCCCCTATGCGAAGGCTCATAGCCAAGACCTCCCCAGGACATTGGTTGCCAGCCTACGACGTCTATAAACCCCGTCTCCGTCACGGGAACCGCCCCCATTGGTGTTGCCTTCAATAGTTAAAAGCCACTCTCCCTCGCTCTTCTCTACCAGTCCGGTATGAGCGACACGCCCCATGCTGTTAAACCAGACTCCAAAAACATCGGCGGGCTTGAGAGGCGTACCCCGCCTAGCTCTTTCCCAAGTAGGAGGGTATAGCATGGCCGGCGACCAAGCTGTTCGGGGGTACGGGTTGAGGGGGCGGGTAAAGGTCGTATCCCCTACCCAGACAACAAAAGCCGCGCACCAAGGCGCTCGTGTACCTTTTAAACCTACGGAGTCTAAGATCTCGTCCACCACGGGCCCGTCGTTTCGGCCTGTGGCTTCCTTTGTCCCGATGGCTTTTCTTGCGGTCTCGATGACGCGATGCCTCGCATCCGCATCACCCAAAGAAATATTGGAGTAGGCAAGAGCAAGAGTAATCGCAAAAACATATCTTAACGGCATGACAGGATGGCTGCCAGTAGCAGGACTGAGAACACGGCTGAAAAAACAAGCAGCCTTGTACGGGGTCCCGATTCCTTCCAGTCATCGCTGAGCACACCTCGGTCGACGTATTGATCCAGTATCTTCCAGTCTAATTGAAGCACCGTCCAGGCCATGAACGTGCAAAATAGAAAACGAACTGCCCCAAAAGCCAGAACGTGTAGAGAGCCCAGATCCACTGTGCCGGCTGTTGTGTCGAAGCCTTGGAGGATTGGGCCTAAAAAGAAAAAGATGATAGTGGCTGTAGCAATAGCCAAAAGCCCCTGGAAGTTTGAAAAGAGCCAGTGTTTCACCAGGGAATCCCAATAAACTTGCGAACTACCCAAAGGATGGGGCCACGTGCGGCAAAAAGGATTGCGGCGATCAAGGCCCCTCTCCACATCCATAACTCACCAAGAGCTTTGCGCTGTTTAGCTTTCCAGATTTCGGCGTCTTTAACAGCCTCGTTACGCTCTTTGACTGCTTCCTCAAGAGCCTCGGTATTTACAAAACAAGCCTGCTTGGCTGACTCTAATTGTTTTTTAGCCTCTTCGATATGAACTTTGGCCTCAGGATTGGCAACAGCAGAGGCCGCGTCTAATCGGGCTTCTGTAGTAGCAAAGTTAGGCAAACGCTTAGGTGATACGGTAGAACAACCCGTAAAAAGCAACGCAACCACTAGTAGGGTCGGCATATGTGATAGTATCAATTACTTCCTTGTTTTTGTCAATAATTAACGGCCATGAACCTTTTCCCAAAACCACTGACCGAACATCGTAAGCCCCAGAGTAAGCGTAGCGACGATCCCGTATCCCCTGTTTATGTGCCCTTCTACCTTGTGAAGGCGACCGTCGTGGCCTGTAAGCAGATCAAGTGTGGAGTCGACTTTAGTCTCGATACGAGCCAAGCGCTCCCGGATCTCGGATTGTTCTTCGCTCATTTGAGCTTCGCAATAACTGGCCGAAGCCGGTCGCAAATTGCGTCTCCGTTTAGCCCGAGCAAATGCCAGAGCTCATTCTTCTTGTTGAAGAACCAGGCAAAGTGTTGCTTGGTCATCAAATCCTCTGGGTACGCAGATCGGGTGCCGTATTTCTGAGCATATTTCAAATCCCATACAGCCTGCTCAACGATAGCCAGGCCGAGGTCTTTGATTAAATGCTCAGGACATCCCGGTCTCGATTGAGTCGACGAAGTTGCCGTCTTGGGCTTGCGGGGTTTCATTCGAGGCCATTTCGTCCATGGGAGCTTCTTCTTTTGTCTCGCCGACGGGATTACCTTCGACGGAAGAAACAACGAGCATATCGCCTTTGATATAGCCCCCAGCCATGAATTCAAACGTCTCACCTTCTTTAACTCCATCGGGGAGTGTAAAACCTTGCGGGATCGGAAATTCTACTTTCATATTTGAAAACCTTTCTCAACGGAATCTACGAACGCCATTCTCTCCCTCTCTTTGTCTTCTTCACTTTCAGCTCCTGGATTAGGAACTGGGAGACCCTCCAATTTGGTTACAACGAGCTCTTCTCCATCGATGATGCCGGAACCTACAAAATCAAACTCAGCTCTCGGTTTAACGGAAGTGGGCGCTGAAAACCCAATAGGAAGTGGAATACGTATTCCGGAAACCTTATCTGTACTCTTAGGTTCACCAGCGGCTTTGGCAGTCTTTGAGTCTTCAGCCTTTGCTTTAGCCTCAACCTTGCCCTTGCCCGACGGGAGAACCAGGAGGATAGATTCCATTTTGTAAAATGTGACTGCCCCAGGGGGATTGAACCCCTGGGGCAATCGTTCAAGTCAATTAAGCAACCCAGAGGAGGTCAGCTTCGCCACGTTTGTGACGAATGACGTAACCCCATTCAGGGCGAACCGGCTTGGAACCGTTAGCGAACGTCGCGCGGAAGTAACCCACTGAGGAATCAGGATTGGAATCCCGATCAGGAATGTTCTTCCATTTGAAGTCGCCGCGGTAGCCTTGCGCATCAAAGGCCATCTGTCCCATCGAGCCGAGAGGCTTCGGAACAACGGAGTGATACACTTCGTTGATCAGGATGATGGAATCTTCGTATGCAGCAGCCAGGTAGTCAGCGTTGATGTCGTATTTCTTGCCCTTGGTAGCGTCAGTCCGAACAAACGGGAACACGCGCTTCCAAGCAAATATCTTATCGGTAGCCGCCGCGCTGGTCACAGCAGCCGTCAACACGATGGTCGTGCTAGTTACGGAAGCAACCGTGCTGGCAGCCGACTTAATCGCTGGCGTAGTAGCGTTGTCAGTGACAACAACCACGTCACCTGCCTCAACACCGTGTCCGGCGGGCACCGTGTAGGTGGCGCTAGTCACTGCGCTGGCAGACAAGCTGAGGCGATTGTACCGAGGAGGATACGGATCGATGATGTGGTAGAAGCCACCGTAGGACCGTTCCACGCCGAGAGGAGCGAGAAGCTCATTCGGCTTGCTGGAGTAACGGAAGTCGCTACGGATGTCGCTGTTGAGCTTGATGATATCATCGCTGGTTTCAGCGCTGGTGATCAAGTTGAACACAGGGGCTCCGTTTTCCTTGCCTTGAGCGGATGAACCGGCTCCGTCACGAAGCAAGCGCATGTAAATCCGACGCAGAATTCCCTGAGTCAGTTTGCTTGTCGCATCAACCACGGGGCTGAAGGCGGAAGCGTCGCCCGACACAGTCGCGTAATTCAGCGATGCGGTTGTGGCGCTCGCGCCTGTAGGAGTAACCTTGTTCTGAGCCAACCGAACGTATTCGTCCTGGTAGCGAGTCGTCCAGACCAAAGCGGTTTGCTCGGTCAGGATGTTCATGATCTGGGTCAGCTGTTCTTTCCGACGCACGGGGAAGCGCAAATCTTCGAGCGAGATGTTCGGAGATTCGAGCGCAACACGACGGAGGTCGTAGGTGCGGAGGGTTTGCGCAAACTCAACGTTAGCAAACTTAGGTAAGCTGACGTTGTTATTGGTCGCAGTCGAGCTGGTGGCGGCACCCGCTGGAGTTTGCGTATACGCATTAAAGTTAAGGTAGTTCGAGTCCGTGGGGTTAGATCCAAGGATCGCCGAAGCGCCCTGCCAGACCGACTGAAGATCGAAATCATTCTGCCGTCCGTTACGAGCCGCCTGCGGGATAGAACGCTCGTAGGTCAGCACGCTGACCCGATCGCCCATCTCGTCGGGGAAAGTATCTTGTTTAATTAGTTTGAGCCAAACGTTGTTGTCGACCGTTTTGCGGTAGATCTCTGGCCCAATTCGCCCAGCTTCCTTAACAAGGAGCTGCTCGATATTTGTATAATCTGTAGCCATATTAGTGTTCTCCTTTCAGAGAAAAAAAGTAAGAATTTAAAAACAAGAGGAGAAACCAACACGGTTTCCCGTAGTTTTCAAAATTGGATCTCCCGGCGGCATCCCGAGACTTTTATTGCCCGTGTGACCACTTCCATTTTTATAGGTCGTGCCCTCAAAACCCGCTTCCGTTTTTATAGGATCTCTAAGGCAGATGAGAGTATGCGGTACTGTCTACGTTCTGTCAATACCTGTTGTTTACGAATCGCCGCTAAAGCTTCTTTTTTACTAGCCTTCAAAGGGCTTTAGGCGGAAGCCGACGCTATATCTGCCGGAGCCCCCATAGACGCAGTGCCAAAAGGGATTTTGTTCGTCGCCAACATTGAAGATTCTGGCAGACCAACCTTCGGGGTCTAGGGAAGTTATGATCTCGCCGTTTTGTTTGTATCTAAAATAGCTAATCTTTTCGCCCGGTTCTCTCTTAGAGAAGTAAACTCTATAGTCCTTACGCTTAAAGTTTGTATGCCAAGACATAAATCCGTCCTCCGGATAATAGAAGCTACCGGAGAGATTCCCCGAGATTTGGTATTTCAAGTCTTTAAGGAAACCCGAGATGTGCGGGAGATTTTCTTTGTATGCGCCACGTATAATTAGAGAAAGCTTTGAAAAACTTGCGGCGTCTACAAGAGTAAGGGTGTTTAAATACTCTTCAGAAAGATAGTATTCAAAGGGTTTGTCACCTGCCAAGCCTCCGGGGCGTTGAGGGGCATGGACTATCTCTTCGAGTTCTAAGATTACTTCTTCGGGGATTTCTGTTATGTGTTGCATAAATTAATAGAATGACTTCGGTGCAAAAGAAATATTGTTGGTGTTTCCTTGCACGCCCGTAAAGGTTTGCGGAACCCGATTTGCATTAGAGGATGTAGCTTCCCAAGTCTCATATATAGTGAAGGAGCCGTAGTCGCTTTCATACCATGCGTAAATAATCTTCCATTTGTTAGATGGGCAAGTGAAGGCGTCGTAAATGCCTCCGCTAAGCGGAAAAACAGTCGTTGAATCGAGTGACGCTGCGGCTATGACGGAATTCGGGGCTAGCATAATATAGCCCGACGCCAAATCCATATACGCTGTGCCAGACTTTAAAAATATTGCATTACCGTAGTTGTGGCCTACGGCGTCTCCGACATTTACTCTGACCCAATCGGCATTTAAATAGCTATAGATAGACCCGCTTCCCGTAATAATATCGGCAACGGGAGTGGGTGAGTAGTTGGGTGTGTAGGCGGAAAACTGATTCCGTGAAAAATCAGAGCTGTAATTGGTTACCAGCCTCCAAGTAGGGCTAGTTATCGGGCTAAGGGCTGGCGGAAGGACGTTCGAGTTTGTATTAGAGGCAACATTGTAATAAGTTCCTGAATCGAGGTAGCCTCCCGATCCGTCTCCGTGTGAATACGTGCTGGACGACGTAAGGACCCAAACATTCTTTAAAGTTGTAATATCGTAATCGGAAGAGACGATAGAACTAGTCCAAGGAATAGATTTAGTGAGGGGCCACCCGTGGCCAAAGAATTCATGTGTGTAGCCAAGTATTAATTGCCGTGTTCCGCCCCAAGGAATATTGGGTTCTTCGGTGTACATATAGCCGAGCAAAGCGTAAAATACGGGCATTCTCTGTCCGCCCCGGATACTCACAGGCTGAAAATTGTTCCAAAGGCTATTCGTCCAACCATTGGCCTGATCTGAAATAACTGGCGTTCGGTTTTGTTTTTGTAGAATCTTTACTCGGGGAGTAGTTCCAGAATAAAAGCCGCCGTACGGATCGGCTTGAGTAGGGAGATTGTAGATGTCATAAAAACCTGTTGTCGAAACAGTAACGTCTCTAGCTAATTGAACGTAGGGTTGGAAGCCGTTTGTCCACCCAGAGGTAGGGAAGTTGAGGGGGTCGGAGCTTGGGTTGGTAGATACAATGTTAGCGGCATAAGAATCTCCATTTTCCGCGTCGTAGCCGACTTCAATGTAGGCTAATGCCCAAGTGGCGGAGTCTGCTATAGACCCACCATAGTAATGATGTACTAAGGCGTGTCTAGGATTTAATATAACATAAGCAAGAGTTCGATTCCCGTTATATGTTTCAATATCTTTTGACAGATAAGAGGTGAAAATATCGCCACTGAAAGTTCCGCCGCCAACAGTCGTTGTGCTTCGAACATAATTATACCAGCCCCAAGTGCCGCCAAGCTCAACCTGATTCCCGGTCAATGGGCTAAAGCTTGTGTATTCTTTACCCACTTCAATCGCTCCGAAGGACGTAATGGTAATATTAGATAGAGTGGTAATTCTCTGAGGAATGCCTTCGGAGGCGGGAGCGGTAATAGAAATAGTTCGGTCGGAAGATGTGGCGGCGTTGTAATTTGTGGTAGATGCGGTGCTCGCCCTAACAACAACTGTGCCGGCCCCAGTAAAGTTTAAAATATTTCCGCCACTAATATTCGCAAAGGCCCCGCCGCTAACTATGGAGAAAGTGACGGGCAGAGAAACAGGGGAAGTTGACGCAGTTAGGGTTGCACTTGTGCCCGACGTCACGGAGGTAGAGGGGCTAAAACTAATTGTTGGGGTAGCTTTGTTTATGGTGACCGTAGCGGTAGTTTTGTTGTTGGTGTACCCCGAAATAGTGTAAAGGGGATGCTCTGGGTAGTTGGGGTTTATGGAAACAGTGTATGTGCCGACATTTGAGTTTGACGGAGGCAGGTTCTGTAGAAGACCTGTGAAAGTACCCTGTGCATCGCCATTAATTATTCCGCTTCCCGAAAGTACTTGGCCAAAAAATGTTCCAAAAGGGCTGTAGGTAGCAGACCTGTCTGTCATTGTGAGGGTGACTGGACGTTTCGTAATTGTGTAGCTAACTGAAGGGTACGGGCCGCCCCAAATAAACCGAGAAGTTTTACTGCCCTCCACTAGGCTAATGGTGTAAGTGCCGGGGGTACTTGGGGAGCTGGAAAATACATATTCTCCGAATTCGATAGAAGGTGTGGAAGTAAAAGAAAGTGAGGGTTGGAGCCCATCGTACTGTTTACTTTGAGTAAGTTGGCTAATTGTGACTGCGAGCGTTGGCGTAGTGTGCGCTGACGTGACTGTGAAGCCGCCTGTTAATGAAGAGGGAAGGGTAAAGCGGGGTATCTGCCCGCTGGAAAGACTTGCTGAAGTGTTATAGGCATAAAGCTCAAAAAAAGTTCCTTCGATAAAAAATTCGTGATTGCCTACATCATCGTAGTAAATAACATAAGGAACCTGACGATTCCACTCAGTAAGAAAAAAATTGGCGGCAAACCCGGTGCGCGTAATGCGCATTCGTTCTGGAAAGAATATCTGCTGTCGTTTTGCCGCTTTGTTTTTGGGCAACGGACAGGTTGCCGAATAGAGAGGCATTTTTGAGGCCTAAGTAATTTCCGTAATTCTTGCGGTTCCTGCCGAACCGAATAGGCCAAAGACAGCTCCGGTGTACCTATCAATTTCTAAGTAATCTCCGGAATTTATGCGGACAGAATAATTTGAGGTAGAAGCAGTGCCGGCTCCGTACAACACATATAAAATACCTGCCCCCTCATTAAAAATTGTGAGCAGCTTTCTTGCGCTATTCGAAGCAGCTATAGAGGTATTAGAAGTTGCGGTAAAGCTAGTAACTGTAGCGGGGCCAGTAGTGCCCCTGTCTGTTACAGAAACGGCGGATGCTCGTAGTAGCGTGTCAGTCAAAGGGCCGGTTACAGCGAGGCTGGTGTTCTGAACACTAACATTCTGCGTAGACGGAAAAGTAACGCTGATGTTTTCAAGCGCGGTTAGACTATTGCTGTCCAAGGCCACTGGCACAGCCAAGGCTCTAAGTTGATCATTGGTCAAAGGCCCAGACACGGTTACCGTGCCGTCAATTTGGTGATGCGGCGTATGCTCACCGGAGTTAAAGGTTGTCTTAAGGGTTTTTGTTACCCCTACTGCGTCTTTGACATCAAGGCTCATAAAAAGGTGGCGATATGCGAACTATTTTGAGGGAGGTTGAAGTTCAACTGGCCAAAGGCGGAAACAATCGCAACCACTAAATCCGCCGTGCCAAACAAAACTCCACGCTCCCATAGGTTGGTTGCAGGGTTGTAAGCCAAAAATTGACCGGCCGAGGGATTGGACACGGAAACATCCGACAAGCCGTCCAAGCTTGAGCTATTTGGGACAAAATCAAGATTGGCTGTGAAAGGATTGAATTTGTAGGACATTTATATGAGTTTAGCTTTTGGATACAGAAGTCAACTGGTCGGAGCCGTTGTAGGTCAAAGTAAGAGTGGCAACCACATCCCCATTTTTACGATAGGTCACTGTCCCAACGTTCCCTGCTCCGTCGTAATTGGAAAGTTGAATTGCATCGTATTCAGGTATGGAAAAACCATTTTTACTTTCAATCTTGTTTAGAAGACTATTAATCTTATGGAGAGACCTCCCCGAAGGGTCGGCTAGTTTTGGCTCATCGCCCTCTGGGTAGAAAGCGGGCATGAGTTACTTACCTCAGCCCTTTTTCGAGTGCGTCCAAAAAGCTTACGTCGGAGGCAAGTTCAGGAGAACCAGTCTTGGAATCGCCACCACCAGCTCCAGGCGTGGCGGTACGATACTCACCTAAAGCCTTCTTCAAACCGGCGATTTCGCCCTGACTCTTTTTCACGTAACCCTGGAACAACTGAACCATAAGAGGCATTGCTACCGCTTGGTAGGTCAAAGCTGCCCGGGTTTCGGTATCCAAATCAGACTGCTCCACAAGCATGGCTTGTTCACGAAGACCATCGACGCGCGCATCCCACTCAGCGTTGCCCGTCTTTTTGAGAATCGGCACTTCCTGTGTGAAGCGGTTCCACATTTCAGTGTAAGTCGTTGTGGTTTCTTCTTGAGCTTTCTTTTGAGCGATCTCCTGCTGACGAGTTTGTTCAGCCTGTTGAGCAAGCTCACGTTTGCTGATCTCTTGCATAGCCTTCTCAGCGTTGGTGAGAATGGTGTCGCGCTTGTTATACAATGAATTGAGTTCATCAACCCGACGACGCACATCAACGGCATCAATTGGGTCAAGACCTGCAAGCATTTCTTTGACCGCGGCTCTGCGCTGAGCGGGATCATTAATTGCTGCGGCCCGGACGACGGCATCGGCATCCATCTCGTACAGCTTGGCCATCTCTTGAATGGTGTTGGTGGCCTCACGAATAGGCGCATCAATCGCAACCTTGTACTGCTTGGTGGCTTGTACCCGGGCTACGGAAAGCTCACTTTCGTACTCATCGCGCTCGGCTTTGAGGGTCTCGAGTTCTTTTCGAAGAAGCTCCAACTGAGGAGAGGATTGTTCTCCGGAGTCCTCCACCTTTGTCGTCTCTTTGTTTATCTTGGATTCAAGAGACGCCAGCTTGGCTTTGGTGTCACGAAGTTCCGTGGTGACTTTTGCAAAAGCTGTTTGAGCTGACTTCGTCGCATCTTTCGGAAGCTCAGGAGTTGATTCTTCTTTTGCGGCTTCGGGTTCTTTTCCGATCGCCTCGAGCACGTCATCCGGAATCTCGAGCTTGTTCTCTAAAACCTTGGCGGGCGTTGCCTCAGCCTTCGCCTCTGTTTTGGCGGGCTCGGCTTTAACAGCTTCAGGAGCCGTCACGGCTGTGTTCTCAGCAGGTTTCGCAGTATCTGCTGGGAGCGTAGCGGGTGTATCTAGCGCCACATTAAGTGCGTCTAACAAGCCAAGTTCAGGAGCGGGTGTGCTCATTCGTTATTTTTTCCTTTGTTTTCAGTCCAGGGTTCCGGCAACACTGCCGGCTGCTCCGCCAAATTGGTCAGAGCCCCAAAGTTTCTCAGACAGTCATAAAATCCTTCGCGTCGTGCGTTTTGAAGAGCGCCCCACAAAGCGATGTCCGTGCCTTGCGGAACGGGCATGGCTTTAGGCAAAGCAAAATCCACAAGCACTTCAAAAGCGTGAGCTAAAGCTGGTTGTTTAAGACACTCTCTTAATTCAAGTTGGAGGTCTTCCCTTTTACGCCATTCATCGATAGTCATCATATGTATCTTATTGACAGACTTGTGCCATTATGGCAAGCACAAAATATTAGGAGTTTCTGATCTTGCTGGCGATTTCAGCATCACGCAGAGCCATCTTCTGTTGGTGATCCGCCAGCTTGATTTGCTGATCCACCTTCGCTTCTTCGACTCGCATCTGCATGTTAATTTGGTGGTCTTGAAGTTTCGCGGCCGTGTTAGGGTCAATACCACCCTGCCCACCGCCACGCCTGGCCATTGCTTCTTGTTGCTTACGCATGTTCTCTTGCTCGGCCCGCATGTTGTTTTCCAAAGCCACAATAGCTTCACGCATCAAGTTCAGCATTTCGTTGTACTGCCCAATCTCAATCTTGCGGGTCGGATCTCCGGCAATCTGCTGGAGGTGCATCATTGAGTGTTGGTAGTTCAGAGAGAGATAAGCCAAAGCCATATCAGGCTTGGCGATGCCTTGGGCAGTAGCGTCAAGCATCCCGCGAGCATCGGCCAAGTGAACACGAATATGAACCGAGTGATTCTCGGTAGGCATAACAGAAATAGGACGTCCGTCTTGGAACTGAGCGTTTTCGAGTTCGGCAATCTTGGCGTCGGTCGGTAAGCGTTCCTTGAGTTTCCCGGCTGGGAGATAGCGATCGACCTGATCGTAGCCGACACGAGCGGCAACACGATCACGGATAAGATTCTGCTGACCCACTTCGTCAAACCGAGGAAGGAGTTGGATAAATTCGTTGAAGGCCAAGATACGAGCACCGCTAGATCCGTAACCGACGGCACGTACCGGGATGACTTCGTGTACGTCAAGCACTGCCTTCCACGGCACCCCTCGTTCTTCGAGCCTCGAACGGAACTTTGCGTAACCTTCGTAGCCGGCGTCGCCAGGTTGCCAGGTATCTTTCTGCAAGCGCTGGAAACTTTGTTTGAGGAGCTTTCCCCAAGTTACATAAAACAAATTGATACTAGCGGTAGTAAGAACAGATTCGTTCGCCAGCTGAGCCTGAACCTCAGTCGCTGTTCTTTCCTTACTCCCCTGCACCTGCTGGTGGGATCGGTAGCTCCCCGTGTTCGCTTGGCGGGTCATGGAGAGTTCCTGAACAACCGGCATTACGCTGTTGTTGTAGTTAGGGAACTGAGTCGATACGACCTCAAGATTTGGAGGAAGGAATGAAATTGGTCCTGCAAAAGCAAGAGACAAGCGGCTAACGTCCTCAGCAGTCTTGGGTTGGAGAACCAAGCTGGTCGACATCATAGAGCCGTCGACCATCGCGCAACGGAGACGATTGCTTACCTGGATATGCGGGAAGATTTTGTAGCCCAAGCCACGGATGGAGTGGTAAGTGCCATTGCCGACGCCAAAGGTAAATAGGTTAAAAGCTTCTGTAGCTTTCTTGAAGCGGCCTTCTTTTTTGTAAAGGAAGTCGGTATTCGACCCGTCGCGCAACCCAATATAGTGACTCACAGAACCGTCGTATTCACGTACGTAATAGTGGTTCACCCGAATCTCACCGGCACGGGCGTAGGAGTGATATAGGTCGTTGTTTTTAAACTCCCGCTCTAGCTCTTCCCAGCTCTGGTCGCCGGGGCGGTTATTTTTGTGAAGTGTAGCTAGGGCCTTGCGAACCTCTTCGACATTCCAGCCTGCTTCTTTAGCGGCCTTGGGGTTCTTGATAAAATTGTAAAGCTCGTGAGCCAAGTAAACACGGCGAGCTACGGCAAACTCAATCCGATCTTCGGTGGCTTGTGTGCCTCGGGGAATAAGAAAGTCACCAATCCCGCAAACACGCCAGCGCCAGTCTTTATCGTTCTCGAAGAAGGTAACTCCGAGGCCCTGTGAAATAAAGTGATGAGCCAACAATTGAAAATTA